AGTTAGCTCCACCACGTAGAGTTTTCTTATGGATTGCGTTAGATACTGACTGTATCTTGTTACCAAGAGTTTGGAACCACTCACCTTTTGTGTAAGCAGCTACATTAGCGGAAGTTTGTGCAAAAGCAGAACCATTCCACTCAAAACCCATCTCAGCTGACCAGTATTCGGTCTTTGCAGATGCGTTTAGTTTTAACATGTCAATGATTTCCATGTCAACTTCCATAGTAACATACTCAGAAAGCATAGCAGTCAATTCTGCTTCAGCATCGACAGCGTGATAAGCGTTAAGATCTTGAGCAAGCTCAGGAGTCCATACAGCTTTCAACTTACGAGTCTTAGCAGTGATTGCGACTGAACGCATCTGGATGTCAACTTCAGGAATACCAGCATTAGATTCTTCAGGATTAGATCCTTCTGAAGCAAATGTGGTTTCGAAGTCACCACGTGTTGTATCAGCTGGTTGTTTACCATAGTTAACGTCGATAGTTCCAGGAACAATAGCTGCAGCTGGATCAACGATAAATGATATAACGTCAACTGATTCATCATATGATGTAAATGCAGGGTAGAATGCTGTTAATTCAGCTGTACCTGAACCAGAGATTGCAAAGGATTTAACACCTTCAAGATCTGGGTTTGTAAGTGCAGCAGAACCTGACAACAATACTTTTACTAAGCTACCAGCAGCTTGAGAAGCTGATAAGTTAGCATCGCCTCTGATGTCAGCAACAGAAACAGATCCTGTAGCAAAAGTTACACCAGAAGTTTTGGTATCGTTAACAGAATAACCCCATTTTCCAGCACCGTAAAGGCCACCGGAAGGATCGCCAGAAGAGGATGTATTACCATAAAGATCGCTATCTTTAGCGTGCAATAATCCACTGTTTTGTGTTGAACCATACTTGAAGTCTAAATAGAAAATTAGACCAGACGGTAGGTTCATAGGTTGTACAGAAACAAATTCCTGTGCAGATAATTCAGCAAAAATTCTACGAACTAGAGGTAGTGCAACACCACTCCATTGTTCTTGATTTGCTGAAGTTCCGACCTGAGAAGCCTCATCGATTAACTGCTTTGCTTGGTTTTCAAGCAATACAGCCATCCCGGCTACATCAGATTCTTTCTCAATTCCTTCTAAAAGGCCTGTGGGTTCCCACTTTTCAACCAATTTACGAGAGGAATCAAGAAGCACATTATGAGGATTGTATCCGCCCATTACGTCTTTTAGTTCATTGTTAAATGACATTAGGTTTCTCCAATTAAATAATGTTAGCTAATTTCTTCATACGGCTTTTGAAGTCCGTACTTTCACCGATGATTGGTTTCTTTGACTGAGTAGAAGTTATTGGCTTGGAAGCTTGACTCTTTCTACGAGCTGATTCGTTAACAGGCTTACGCTTCATTGACTCTGCAAATGTGCTATAAACAAGTTTAACTTCACGTACAGAAGTAGTTCTGTCAAACTGTTCGATAACTTTCATTTTTTGAGCTTCAGATACGTTTCTGCTTCTGAATAACTTGTTAGTATAGAGAAGTTTAGCATTAAGTAGATTTACTTCGGAAAGTTTGCTTCTTAAGTACTGAACTGTTTTCTTATACTCTTTAAGTTGTTCTTCAACACTGTCTTCTTCATCATGAGCTTCTTCTTCCTCAACTTCGTCTTCATCATGAGCTTCTTCTTCAGAAAGTGCCTTAATGATTTCATCAAGATCTATTTCTTCTTCGTCATGCATAGGTGCTTCCATGTCTTCGTCTTCCATTTCGTCATGCATAGCTTCAGCAGGTACTTCGTCTTCTTCGTCGTGCATTGCTTCAGCATGTGCTTCTTCATCTTCATCAGACATTTCAGCTTCTAGCTGTCTAAGAACTTCTTCTAGATCTTCATCTTCACTATTGGCATATCCTTCTTCCATGTCTTCGTCTTCCATTTCGTCGTTCATGTTTTCGCCCATAGGTTGATCAGGAGCGTCTTCCATTTCTTCATCTTCCGTGCCCATTTCTTGGTTTTCACCCATAGGCTGTTCGGTTTCTTCCATGTCTTCGTCTTCCATTCCAGCTTCTACTGGAGCGCCTTCGTCTTCAGGACCTTGAGCGTCTGCTTCAGCAGCTTCAGGCTCAGGTTCTTTATTATCAGAAGCACCGATTTCGGATGAGTCCATTTCTTCTTCTAGCTCTTCATCTTCGCCATGATACCCTTCATCATGTGAATCCTCATCTTCGCTTTCCATTTCAGCTTGTAGCTTTCTAGAAAGCATTGATTTCAGATGTGGAGTAAAGGCCTCTTCGAGGGCTATTTTAGCGTTTGCTAATGCAGTCTCACGTACTGCTTTTGCGTCAGCAATCGCTTCTTTTAATAATTTATCCATTCGGATTCTCCTCTAAGAGAGTTATATAGTTATTTGGAACTATAATCAGATTCGATTATTCGGGAACACCTAACGAACGTAGGTGCATTATATTTTTATATAAGTATGGTATAAAAAAATTAAAGTTCAGCTTTTTTTGAACGTATTTGTGCGCGAAGCCTTGCTTTCGCGTTTTTATCACGTTTTATAGCTGAGGGTTTTTCATAGAACTGTCTTTGTTGTATCTCGTGTAAGATACCTGATTCTTTAACTTTCTTTTTGAATTTCTTTAAAGCGAATTCTAACTTATTATCTTTAACCTTTACATAGATTGACATCTAGTCCTCTTTTTCTAATTTATCTGTTTTGTGTAGCTTGCTGATATGACTTTTTATCTTTCATGATCTTTTTAATTTCTTCTGCAAAGTATATAATACCTAATACTTCATCCATCATATCTTTATCGCTGTTTTGATTTGCAGCTTTTACTAATGCCTTAGCACCTTGACTAATTTCTTTAGCGTTCATTTTTACTTTTCTTAATGCATCTGGAGTTCTATCTTCATTTAACATATCTTTTAATTTAATCATTTTAAATTCCTTTAGTTTAGACTCATTGAGTTCTTTAATTTCAAAATATCTGTTTAAGATATTACCCATATCTTCGTACAAAGCAGACATCCTATCTTGCAATGCTTTTGCTTCTGTTGCTATTTTATTAAATTGGCCTGCATGAGATTTTAAGTCTTTCATATTTCTTTGAACTGTGACTTTATCAAACCAGTCAGCAGTCTCATCTACAACATGCTTTTGAGATGCCTCTGCTATTTTTACAAATGTTTTTGCAATTTCTGCTATATTGTGCTTTCCGTATATTGAGTTTCCATAAGAACTGTAATTGCTAACTGCAGAAGACAACTCTTCTTTTGTCATTAAGTTCTGCTGTTTTTTATTCATAATCTTACTTACGATATTTGTAAGATCTTGATTTTTAGAAGTCATATCTAAATTTTCAAATGGGTTACGTGAAATAACTCCACCTATCTCTTCTTTAAATAAATCTTTTAATTTTGCCATTACTACTCTCCTGTTAAAATATTTCTTATGGCTTTTTCAACACCAACCCATTTATTTAATTTTTGTGATTTGTCAACTGATTCGTTAACTGGTCTAAGAAAAGCGCCGTGTGTTGATGGGTTACTAACAAAATCAAAACCTATTAACTCAAAGTCATCTTGTACTTCGTCACCTTGTGCTTCATTCTTAATAGAACCTAAGCCTCTAGAGCTAATACCTAATTTAATTCCACTTTTAAATAATTCTCTTAATATATTACCTGCTGGTGTTGATAAGACTTCAACTGTACCAACTAGATCATTTCCTTTCCAACTCATTTCTAATATATTATGAGAAACGTTCTGTAAATTAACAACAGAAGAGTCTGGATGGTCTAATTCGCCCATTGCCCTTCTTTCTTTTATAAATTCTTGTGCGTACTTTTTAGCTTCACGAACTAATACTTCTTTTGGATAAACTCTTCCATTTTGGTTTTTAGATTCTGCTCTTTGCAAAACACCACTCACAACTAGTCTTCCACCATTGTTGCTTATGGACTCATTTATTTTTTCTCTAGACACATCAAAAGGGATAGTGTCAACTAATAAAGTTCTTTCCATTATATTAAATCCTTAATTTTTGTTGAAAGTCTAACTAATTTTTCTGAAATCTTATTAAGTGCTTTTGTTGTGTTTTTCCAATAATCATTGGACTCAAATTTCATTTCTTTCTTTAATTTAGAATGGTACTTAACAAGCTTTTCTATCTCAGTCATTCTATCTCTTATCTCCCTCATAGATTGACCTAGCTTTTGCTTTGTTGACATAGTATCATCAGTCTTCCATTGATAATAATTTTCTGCAATCTTCATACCTTTAGAAAGTTTTAGATCATCATCATCTTTGTCATCATCTTTTGGATTTCTGAATGCGTAAGGTGTTTTTGGTGGTCCAGCTCCTCCGTCAATATTACCTGTAACACTGGCCTCTGCTATTTCTTTTCTTATCAGCTCTTTGATAAATTCTGCTAGCGCTTTATACTTATTTGACATTAGCTTTCTTTATCTCAGATAATAGTTGATGAAATCGCATTAGTTTTAAAACATGCGCATTAGTTGGTGTTGCAATTTTTGTTTCGCTTAAAAGTTTAACACACTCTGTAATTTTTATTTTCATTATCTTGTTATCAATACTATTGTAGGTCTTTTTAAGCTCTAGTAAAACACTTTTAAATTGTGACTGCAAATAATCTTTGAGTGCTGTCGTATTTGAAACGCTGTTTATGTATTCTCTTAAAACAGCTTTTTGCGCTTTTGATAACGACTTATATTTTTTATTAAATTTTTCTACAAGTATTGTATATGCAAGAGTTCTTAAATCTTTATTTTGCTTTTTTAATTCAGACAAAACAGCATCTTCTTTTTTAATAACTTTTGAAGAAATATGCTCTAATACTGTATAGTAACTTTTTGATGATCTTACAGGATTTGTATAATCTTCAGATATTACATTGTATATAGAAGCTAATAATTTATAATTTGGAACTCTTGACTTAAAAAAATCAGAAATAACAAAACTTTCTTTTATAGATTTTATTAAATTAAATTTTTCTTTTCTTAAAACCTTTTGATTTATTGATTTGTTATATGATTTTATTGTTGTCTCAATTAAGTGTTTTGCTTTTTCTTGATTAACAATCTTTGTTTGTTGTAGTATTGTAAAAATTTGTGCTTCTTTAAATAGCTGAGAGTTTTTATTAAAATGCTTTTTAATAAGTGCCGTTGCTTTTGAATTCGGCTTATTATTAAGCGCATCTACAGTTATTTGTCTTGTCAGCAGTTCAAATAATAAACCACTATTTTTATATTTCGAATGTTTCATAATTACCCTTAGCTAAGCATATAATGAGTTCATAAATAAATATACAGAAATTAAGTTTTATTCTTAGTTCCGTTTATTGTGTCATCTATATCTTCAATTTCTTTTAATATTTTTGTCTCTTTATTTGTTAAATTCTTTTTAAAAGCATCGTAGTGTGATAGCGCAAGAGGACTCTTTCTAAAAGTATGCTTTGTAGGATTATCATCTCTTTTCATTGCGTGCTTATAGTCATGTTTTCCTAATGCATCTCTTACACCAAGTGTGTCTCTATCTTCTTTTGATGCTATTGTTTCATCTTCACCAAACATAGATCCTGCAGCTGTGTCACCATCTCCACCAGCATCTTCTTCACCTGCAGTCGCTAGATCATAAGGCGTACCAACTGTCTGCTTTGATTGAACAGGATCATTACCTTCCATTTCAATCTGTGAATGTCTAAATTTTTGCTTAAAGTCTTCTATGACTTCTTTGCCTATCTTCTTAGTATCTGCATCTGTAAAATTAAATATATTGTCATATATCCATTGCTGTGATACTAGAGACTGTTCTTTCATATCTCTTGCTATAGAATTTTTCTTTTCCCAAAGGTCTAATCTTTCTTGCTCATATATTGTAGAAGGACTAGTAAGTATTAAGTCAAAATCAACCAAAGCTGAGTCTGTGTATCCTTGAGAATATAAGTGAACAACTGCAATTTTTGTCAGCTCACTAATTACAATTCGTTGTATTCTTTCAATTGTCCTTGCAAACCTAACGTCTTCTGCTGCTAGTGTTGCTTTGCTTCCAACATTTTCTTCAAATCCCAAGAATGCTTTAGGAATTTTTAAAGCAGACAACATTTTATTTTTTAAATATTCGATATCTTCAGTTGCCTCATAAGTTAATCCAGGAAGTGATTCAATTGACGTTCCACTGTCGCCACCCCTAACAGGTAAATAAAAGTCTTCTGTTAGGTTTTGCATATTATATTTTAAATTATAGTCACCTGATTTCTCATCAACAACTGGCGCCTTTTTAGACTTGTCAATAATTCTTTTCATATATGTATCGACTTCGTTAGGAGGTAAATTACCAATATCTATTTTAAAAATTCTTTTTTCTGGTGCACGCATAATCCTGTGAATTAACATGGCATCTTCCATAAGACTTAACTGTTTCCAAACTCTTCTTCCACCTTCAATCATTGACTTACCGTAAGGTATGTAATTAGAGTCTGATAGCAACCTAAAATGTGCTATTTGAAAATTTTGTAGTTCATTACGACTTGCGTTCTGCGGCATATTTCTTGGATCTGTTGCATCCAATACAAATTTTACATCATAAGGATTATCAGGATCGAAGTCTTCAACTCTTGATACATCATATGTAGATAATGGCTGAACATTTATAATGCCAAATTTTTCTTTTATATCTAAGTTTAAAAAGAAATCACCATACTTACACATATTACGAATCCACGGCCATAGATTAAATTCTATATTTAATATATCGTAAAATAAATTATGAAGTATTTCATGTATCTGCGGATTATTTGCTTTAATTTCTAAAACATTTCCGTATTCTGACTTCATCGTAGATTCATCTGCATATACGTCTAATGCAGAAGATATTATCGGATCATCATCCATTGCTTCATAGTCTCTAAACAATGCCATTCTTTGTGCTTTTGCTAATTCTCCACTATAACCGTGGTATGATCCGTGACCATGTTGGCTAGAATGAAGTCGCTGGTACCTGTCCATTAATGTTTTTGATCCAGCCTGTATTTCATCTGTATCAATTACTTTTAGTTTTTTGCCACCAACGTTTCTTACTACAACGCCTGTTGAGAATAATCTTCTTATTCTATCATAAAATGTGTCTTGTTGTGCCATATTACTTGCCTATTAACCAAGTTAGTGATTCTTTACCATCTTTTACGTGATGCTTCCATCCGTAATCATTTTCTTCTTCTACTGTGTAAACACCAGAGCTTGACCCTATTTTTGTCATTGTTTCTCTTGTCATCCTCATATTTTCTTCATGAAGACGTAAACTAGTTTCTCTAATCCAAAGGCCTATAGCTAAACTCATGACTAAGTCATCGTTATATCCTTTTAAAGCTTCCGCTCTCCCATTATTAAATATAAAAACATATAATTCATCGATAAGTCTAATTGAATTTATTTTTATTTCTTTTTCTCTTATAAATTTAGACAGCTTATCAATTATTAATGGCCTACTTTTCATACTAGTTGTAAATCCTGGAATTTGATTCTTTTCTTCTCTTCTGTATCTATTTGTATGTTGTGATTTTGCGTCTATATACTTCATGTCACGTTTTTGCCAAAACAGATTTCTATATTCTCTATCAAGCAGCACTTGTAACACCGCCCAGCCTACATTATTATTCTCAACAACTAGTATTGCGTCATTATATTCTGTACCTACAGACATCAATATGTTTGCATATCTTGTAGTGTCAACTTTTGCCTTAAATTCTGCTACTTGTTCTAATTCTTCAATGTCAATTACATGAAATGCAGAAAAGTCTGATCCGTCGCCTCTAGCTACGTCTGCAGATATTATGTATTTTTTATTTTGTTTTGGTTGTGACCATACCCACATAGCATCTGAATATCTTTTTTCTATTGGTTGTATTTTAATTGAGTCTTGATATTCTTTTATGATATTTGCAGGTATTACAGACTGACCAGAGCTTATAAAGTCGCAATCACATTCTTGTGCTGCCATCTCTGGTCCTAATAATTTATCTTGATCATCTCTCCAAGTATCACCTCTATCAGGATGTACTGTCCAGTGTAATTTTATAAAATTAAATTTATTTGTGCCTTCTTCTGCACCTGTCCATGTCTGATGAAACCAATTTCCCATTCCGTTTGGTGTTGATAATGCAATACATTTACCTCCAGTTGCCAATGTCTGTTGTGATGCGCCCCATATCTCATCTATATTTGCAATAAATGCTGCTTCATCCATAACTAATAGTGATAACGCTTCAGAACGACCTGCATCACCTGTAGATGATATTGCTTTTATCTGTGAACCGTTCTTATAACGTAAAGATAGTTTATTATCCTCAACACAGCCTTGCTTTAACCAATCTGGCATCATTTTATGCATAACTCTAACTTTGGTAACAAGATTTTTTGCAACTTCTTGCTTTGTTGCAATAACAAGTATATTTTTGTCTGCATGAAAGTTCATTAGCCACAGAGAATACCCTGCTGTGAGTGTTGATATGCCTAATTGTCTTGCTTTTAATATAATATTATAGTCATGATCTTTAAAATCTCTTAATGTTCTTTCTTGGAACTGATATAAGTCAAATTTCATCTTGCCCTTAACAGGATGCTGAATATAACAGTACTCTCTCATAAAATACACTGGATCCAGAGCACATTTTACATATTCTTCTCTAAGCTGATCTTTTATTTGCTTACTTGTTGCCATTTTTTACATCTTCGAGTAATTTTTCAAATTCTTTTTTCTTATTTTCGAGCATTTTTACTGCATCTTTACCTTCTTGCAACATTTCTTCTGTTTTTTCAAACTTTTCTACGTGCACAAATCCTGTATCTACGTTTACTGGTTCAACATATTCAGTTTTTTCTTCTTTTAACCATTCTTTTAGCTCATCTATGTTATTTGACAGTGCAGAAATCTTATTTTGTATTACTTTTGTCTTTTCATAAGCTTCAAATGTTCCATTTACGCGCATTTCGTGCTCTTCTTCGACCTGACACTCAAAACAGTGCTGAAAAAGCCTCCACATTTTATTATCTAGTCGCTTTTTCATTACACGTTTACATTTAGGACAAAACCACGGCATTCTGACTTCTTTCATTATCTTTGTTAAGTGACTTTCAACATCTTTCTGTTTTTCTGTTGATTTTTCTCCCTGATAACCGACAAAAATTCTCTTTTCTGGTTCTTTTCCGGTTAATAAGTCACCTAAGACTTTATTTTGTCTTTCTGCCTCTTTACTATAGGCCATAACTACTCCTTATTTCATTGTTGCAGTATATAGATCTTTAGTCGTCTTTGTCAGCTCTTCTATTTCTACTTCTAAGTCTTTTAATGTTGCTTTCATGCTTCCAACTGGAGCTTTTTTCTGAACAAAGATATTATATTTTATATCTTCTTTTTTAGATCCGTAAATATGATCTGCAATTGGGAAATCTACTTGTTCAAATTCTAATTGATCGTACCAGGGCTCAGGTTTTCCGGAATCTAAACCGAGAACTCTTGTTATTCCACCAGGTGTCCATCCTGTATCTGGCTCACCTCCATCTGCTTTATAAGATGTCGTGTTTGATGATGTTTCTTTTAATAACTTATTCATTATTATCTACTAAACTTTTCTAGTCCAAGTATTTGATTAATTGGTGCAAAAAACCCTGTAAATTTAAAAACTTTTCCGTTATATTTAAAAACTAATCCTTCAGAAGGGGCAGCTTTAGATAAGTCTGGCATTGCTTGTAATCTTTGCAATTGAACTTTTAGTTTGTCTATATTTGAAAAGTCTTTTTTGGAACTTAAAGCCTTTGCAGCTTTATTAAGATCGTCAACTAATTTTTTTGAAGTTTTATCTGGACTTACACTTAAAAAATTACTAGCATTTGCCAATATTTCTGCGCCTACACCAAAGAATATTTCTTCAAATGGTTTCATATTATTTTTTGCTATTTTCTTATGATCAAGTTTTTCAGTTGTCTTTACCCAATCAACAAATTCTGGATATTCTTTTTTTAGCTTATTAATTTCTGTCATTTTGTAACTCTTATCATAAAATGCCCATCTTTTCATAAGCGGGTATAAAACATTGTCTGGAATATTTGAATAATCCGATGAATTTGCGCCGTTTAATATGTATTCTAACCAAAAGTGTTGATGATATAACGATAGCTCATCGCTATCCTTTAATCTATATATATTCTGCAACTCAGTCAAAGAGCCGATATATTTTGCCTTCATTTTTGTATAGTCTTTTACTTTAAAAAGTTTTAATACATTTGGTCCTTTAAAAGCAAATTTTGTTTTTATTTTTTTATTGACTTTGTTTATAATATCTGACAGCCTTTTGCCACCTGACCTTACTTCACCTGAAGGTATCCAAGCTTCATTGTATTTTAATATACCGTGAAATACTATTGTTGCACCTCCATCATAATCTATAACATTTTTATTTTCTGGATAAATAATTTCTATATTTGCCCAGTTTTTACCGTTATTAAAAAGTGCTAAACTATCTTTTTCTGACATCTTTTCTACTGAGGATGCAATGTCCTTCATTGAAAATACAAAAGCATCTCTAACACTTGGTATATGATTAGCAAACTTTGCCTGGACACCTTTTAAATCCATACCACCTCTTTTTAAATCACCTTTATTTCTTGCAGCAACAGCTTTTCCATTTATACATGAAATCATTATGTTTTGACCGTCTAATTTTTCTGTGACGGCTTCCTCTTTATCTAATTTA